GTTTACACCTGAGAATGTGTTTGACTGGGAATGGGAGCGAACAGCCAGCGGCAGGTTTGAGCTGTGCTACCTGAAGGTTAGGGAGTCGGTTGACAGGGTTAGCCCTACTGAGACGGTCAGTTACTTTAGAGTATGGCGCAAGGATACGGTTGAATATTGGAAATACAATGGCACAGAAGAACAGAAGATTGAGGAGGTTGTTAATGCTTTGGGCAAGATACCCGCTGTTTATCTACCTGCTGCAAGGTCAGTTGTCAGGGGGGTTGGTATCAGCGACCTATCCGACATATCTTACATGCAGAAGGCCATATATCAGGAGCTATCCGAAATAGAGCAACTGATTAGAATATCCAACCATCCCACACTGGTTAAGACCTACGAGACAGATGCCTCTGCGGGTGCTGGTGCGATTATAAATATACCTGATGACTTAGACGGTGCATTGACTCCTTTTCAGCTACAGCCAAATGGAGGCAACCTAGACGCTATACGGGCATCAATTACAGATAAGGTAAACAGTATCAACCGTATGGCTCACATGGGGGCGGTGCGGGGGGCTAAAGAGCTGACCCTTTCAGGTGTGGCTATGCAGACTGAATTCCAGATGCTCAATGCCAAGTTGTCAGAAAAGGCTGATATTCTGGAGCTAGCAGAAGAACAGTTGTGGCAAATCTTCTGCCAGTGGCAAGACGTTAAACCAGACGTTGTCATTAACTACCCTGACGGGTTTGACCTGCGAGACTACCCGCAAGAGCTGATATTCTTGCAGCAAGTCAGGTCTAGCGGTGTGAAATCTGTTACTTTAATGCGTGAAGTAGACAAGCAGATTGCCGACCTTGTGCTTGATGATGAGCTTTTGGCCCAGTCACATAATGAGATTGAGGAGCTAACGCAGGTGGTCGGGGACTTCTCTGATAAGACTCAAATATACAAGTACCACATTGACGCTGGGCTTGTGACTTCAAACGAAGTAAGAGAGAAGGTAGGGCTAACTGACTTGGAGGGAGGAGATACGTTGCTTCCCCCTGTCGTTGCGTCCAGTAAAGGTGGTCAGGAAGGGTAATGGCGGCAGACGACAACTATGATGGCTACCTCGACAAGTTAGCTGACACGCACTCTAAGAGGCTGTCAGACGCATTAGAGGAGCTTGAGGATAGGATTGCTGCGGCATTAGATGATGCACCTGTTAAGGCGGGTGCTTTGTTTGATCTTGAGTGGGCGGTCAAGGCAAGGCCAGAGCTTTCCAAGATAATGAGTGAGACTTATCTGAGAGAGGCAACGTCAATACTCAATGACTACTCGAAGGTGTCCGTTAAGGCATTGGACATGCTGAATGAATACGGTGACTTCACCAAGACCAGCCCTGATATTATCAAGCAGCTCCAGAGCTTAACCTTTAAAGGCTTTGAGGACATAGCCACCAGCCACCTAGACACCATAGCAAGCGAGGTGTACCAGAACACACTGACAGGCAGAACCAAAACCGAGATGGTCAAGTCAGTACGCCAGTCGGTTAACGGTGTATACATTAGCTCAGACAGTGACGCTATAGAGAAGCTGGTCAGCATTGCCAAGAACGGTTCAACTTCTGCCGCTGCTGCTGCTGTCAAAGAGCTACACTCTGTTTATGCTTCTGACAGGGTAGGCGGCAATATGAGGCGGTATGCTACCCAGATGGCTCAAGATTCCCTGATGCAGTTCGATGCCTCCATCAATACGCAAATGGGCAAAGAGGCTGGGATTGATACGTGGAAGTATTATGGAGACTTAATCAAGGACTCCCGCCAGTTCTGCCGCGACCATGTAGGGAACGTCTACACCACAGCAGAGATTGATGAGATATGGCAGGGTAGCTGGGCGGGTAAATCCTCCAGTGATGGACTGATAGCGAGGGGCGGGTATAACTGCCGCCACCACTTTAGACCCTACATCTCAGACGTTGATGGTGAGGCTGAAGAAGTGAAATCAAAGCCCAAGCCTAAGCCTGAGACTAAAAACAAACTGTCAGACAGAACGCCTCAGCTTATTGCTAAAAAAGATGCAATAGCATCTTTATCAAAAAGGACAAAAGCAGCAAACAAAGGTACTGCGGACAGGTCGGTTCCTGACAAATACATTGCGTTATCGTCTTCTAATCTTCCCTCTCATCTTCAGAAAACACTAGACGACAAGGGCTTGGCTGGAGAGCAGTTCCCCGTTAGGTTTAGACCTTACAAATACAAGAGGGGAGATAATGTCCCAAAGATGGGCAACAAGCTATTTGGCACTGTTAACACTGAGGGAATGTCTACGGAGACATTAAGCATCCTGTCCCAAGTTCTTAAAGAAACAGACGGCATATCTGCAAAGTTTAAAGCTCCCCCTATTAGGGGTGTTAACCCGTCAAAAAGCAAAAGAGCTTCCGCTTCAATGGGTGACGGTATGTTGTCTGTAAGCTCGACCTACTGGAACCCTATTGCAAAGTCTGCTTACCAGTCAAAAGACAAACTTTTAGCTGACGCATTAAAGGCAGAAGCTAAAAGAGATGCAGCTCAAAAGGCTCTTACCGAAAGCGGGGCTGATGTTGAGTCAAAATATGATGCTTTTGTTGCAGTACGAATTAAAGTTGGCGGTCGGGCAGCTAGAGACACGCCAGAGCATAAAGAATTCACGGAAGCAAATGTAAGGTACACGCTGGCAAATAAAAAAATGAGAAAGGCGCGTGACGATTTAGATAAAGCAAGAAAACTTTCTGAGCCTAAAATTGCAAACACATATATAAAAGGCGGAAATATTGAAGACAGGCCGTGGTCTTCAAAAGAATTTTACTCAGAGCCAGCCGACCAGTTCAGATCGACCATGTTCCATGAGTATGGGCATACAGTACACCAAGAATATTGGCGCAAGGTGTCAGATTTTGATGACACCTCTTTTGAAAGGTATTTAAGCCAATTGTTTTACAGCAACGGGAAAAGGTCTACGGAAAGGGGTTTGTTTTTTCCAACAGAGTACTCTGAACATAACCATAAGGAATGGTGGGCAGAAAACTTTTCGCTGTACAACATGGGCAGAACAGACCTTGTTGATAAAAAGCTAAAGGAGTTAATGGATGAAATGGTTAAGTCAGAGGGAAGGATAAAGATTTTTGATGGGTGGGACTTTGAAAAAGGAGAATACAGTTGACTGAGTTTTTTGAGAAGGCTAGCAAGCTGTCACAGCAAGACCCTTTGCCTGACAATATAATTGAAATGCTTGACGCATACTTTGAGATAATACCAGAGGAGGAGAAAGACAAGTTTTTATGGCTTTATGAAGGTGTAGAGCTGCAACTTAGCCAAATGAAAGCACCTTAGCCAGCGGTCGAACAAAAGGGTAAGAACGCAGAGCCGTCTGCTGTGCATATTGATAGGAAGAAAGAAGCAAAGAAGCAGGGCAATTACTTAACAGGTGAGGTATTAAAATGAGTGATGAGCAAATGGTAGAGCAGATAGAGCAGACAGTGACACAGGATGTTGTTGAGCAGACTGCTGAAAGAACATTCACACAGCAAGAGCTAGACAAGGCTGTAGGTGAAAGGCTGGCAAGGCAGCAGCAACAGTTTGAGCGGCAGATTAAAGGTATTGATCTGGATGAGGCGAGGAAACTGTTTGATGAAAAGGAAAAGGCAGTTGTTGACCGTCAAAAAGAAAAGGGGGAGTTTGAGTCTATCCTGAAGAATACGGTTGAGAAGAAAGACCAAGAGATACTGGCTTACAAGTCTAAGCTGGAGCAGACCCTAGTTGACGGCTCCCTGTTATCGTCTGCCAGTCAAAACAATGCCGTTGATGCGACTCAGGTCAGCCAGTTATTAAAGGGGCGTGTACGGCTTGCAGAGGATGGCAACGTGGAGGTACTAGATAACGAGGGATTGTTACGATATAATGGACAAGGAAGTTTGTTGTCAGTTGATGAATTGGTATCAGAGTTTCTTACGGCTAACCCTCACCATGTACGCGCTACTCAAGGCGGCATTGGTTCACAGGGGAATGCTGGAGGCACCACGCAAAAGCCTGTTAGTTATGCGGATATGGTCGAAACTTGGAACAGCGGTGGCAAAGAAGCCTTTGCTGCCACCAAGAAAAACCGTAAATAAATCTTCCGTATGCTTTTTAAAGCAGCGGAATAATAATCCGTTTAACTTTAAAGGCATACTAAAATGGCTGCAACTACAAGTACCACCCTTGACGACCTGTTTGCGAATATCATTGCACAGGCACGATTCACCGCTGAAGAACAGAGCTTGATGGCTGGTCTAGTTACCCGCTATGACATTGGCTCTGTTGCTGGCAAAACAATTCAAGTTCCCAAGTATCCTGCTATTGCTGCCGCTGCACTGACAGAAGGAACCGACATGGGAAGCACCGCTGTATCAACCTCCTCAATCACTGTAACTGTTGCCGAAGTTGGCGCACAGGTATTGCTGACTGACATGGCTGCATTTGGCGCAGGAAACCCCGCTGAAGAATTGGGTACTGTTTTAGGTAATGCGATTGCTACCAAGATGGATAAAGACCTGATTGCATTGTTTGCAGGTTTTAGTTCTTCTCTGGGTTCTGCTGGAGCAGAACTACAGCAGTCGAAATATTCAAAGCTGCTGCAATACTTCGAGCTAATAAGGTTAGCGGTGCAATATCTGCTGTTATCCATCCCTATCAGGCTTACGCACTCAAGGCAGCATTGACTGCATCGTTTGTTAATCCTAATGGTGGCGTTGCTCAGAATGTTGCAATGGCTAACGGATATGTCGGTAATCTTGGCGGGGTAGAAGTTTACCAGTCTGCTAATATTGCCATTGACGGTTCTGGCGATGCAATCGGTTGTGTGTTTTCTCCTGAGTCTATGGCTCTTGCAATGAAGCGAGACTTCAACATTGAGATGCAGCGTGATGCGTCTATGCGTGGCTGGGAGCTTAATGCTACCGCTGCCTACGGTGTTGGCGAGCTTGATGACTTGTTTGGTGTTAAGGTTCTGGGTGATGCAGTAATCTAAGGCACAGTAGTTAATTGCCCTCTCCCCTGACGGTATCGGGGAGGGGGACTTTTTTATTCAAGGTAAACAAATTATGTCAATGTCCAGCGACTCATCGTTGCAAGAATTAGTACCTGACATTTTAGACTTTGGTATTGCGGGGTTCTTTTCAGAACACGCAAAGGCTCAAGCAGACATTGAGCGTGAAATTAGAATTGAGTGGTGGCCTAGAAGGGGTCTATCAGGCGAGCTAAAACCCGCCAAACTAACAGAGTCTCAGTGGGCTAAGGCTGCAAGTTATCTTGTTCTGTGGCGTTATGCGCTGCCCCAGCTTACAACGTGGGTAGATGGTGACAGGTTCCAAGCCATGATTGACTTCTATAAGACAAGATACCATGAGGAAATAGCGGCTGTGTTTCTGGATGGTGTGGAGTATGACGCTGACGGTGACGGTGCTTTAACTCAAGAAGAAAAGAAGCCTATCGGGGCTGGGTATTTGGCTCGCTAATGGCTGTAACCAAGATAGTTATTACCACTAAAAAAGCTAGGGACTTAACAAAGGAAGAACGCGCACAGGTCAAGAAGCGTACTCCTCTTGGATTGAGCCG